TTAATCAAAAAAGCTAAAAGACTAAATTTAAAACCCGCCGTTAGATTAAACGGGACCAGTGATATAGACTGGAATATTCACGGCCTTTATAATGAATTCAAACAAGTTAAATTTTACGACTATACAAAAATTTATAAACGGGCATTAAAATATGTAAACGGTGCATATCCTAAAAATTATCATTTAACGTATTCACTTAATGAGGACAATAAACAAAAAGCGAGTTATATATTAAAGCGGGGCGGGAACATTAGCGCCGTTTTTAGAAATAAAAAGCTGCCAAAAAGATTTAAAAATTTTAGAGTAATTGACGGTGATAAATCAGATTTAAGATTTAAAGATCCAAAAAATATAGTAGTCGGTTTATATGCTAAAGGACGGGCTAAAAAAGATATTACAGGTTTTGTATTAGATGTTTAATTTAATACAAATTAAGGCGGTATGACTAGCGACAGACGGTTAGTGAAAAATGTATATACACTCATACCGCTTTTTAAGTTAACAAGCGAGCGAGCGAGCGAGCAGAAGGGATAATATGGACGGATCAATAGTATGGAAAATAAATTGTGCTACCAAACACGGAATAGATACAATTTTAGTTAGAGGAGATAGCGAGCCCACAAAAAAACAATTAAATAAAATCTATAAAAAAATGTTAGCAGATTTTGATATTGATAAAGATGACGATCGTTGCTATGTAGAATTAGCAGGGTTTATTGGTATTAAAGATATACCATTTACAGAAGATTATTTAAAACAAGATAAATTATAAGAGAACGAGCAGAAGGGATAATATGAGTAAGAAAAAAAATAAAAATGAAATAGAATTTTTAAAGTATCAGGAACATTGCTACAATACTTTAAATAATTTGTTAGATGACGGGTGGAATAAGTATAAATTTGATACGCCACCTGAATTTGTAATGTCTTTAATATTTATAAATACAATTTTAAGACATCCTAATTTAGCATTAGAAGGCAAAAATGCGTGGTTAACTTCTTATAAAAAAATTATTAAAGAATTACCCGATGATGTCGATGGTGCTCTGAAAAAATTGTTTCCTGAAAATCATGAGAAAACAGTTGAATTAGCTAAAAAATCAGTTCTTAATTAGAAGGGATAATATGAATAAACCTACAAAATGGCAATCACAAATAGATATTGTACACCGTGAATGGTGTAGAGAAAATGGTTATCCAGTGCATTGGTATCGAGCAAGGCACGGTAGACCTAAATTAAATAAGGGTGCGAGCAAGCGAAGTAGTGCCCAGTATCCATATCTATTAAATATTTCGTAAGCCAACACTACATCTTGATTTGTACTTCAAATTACGTTAAAAGTCAATCTATGGGATTACCTAAAAATTTAACTGAACGACAGCAAAAATTTGCTGAATTACTTGTATATAATGAGGGGCGAAAGAGCCCGAGTGAGTGTGCATATGAGGCGGGATATAAGACTAGACCTAGGCAGACTGCGAGCGAGCTACGCAATCCAAAACTTTCACCATTAGTAGTTAGATATATAGGTGAGTTACGAGCAGAGATACAAGAAAAATATGGGATCACTTTTGAAAAACATATTGGGGAACTAGCAAAGTTAAGAGAGGATGCACGAGCGAAGGGAGCGTGGTCTGCAGCAATAAACGCAGAGGTAGCACGTGGTAAAGCTGGTGGTCTTTACGTAGATCAAAAATTAATTATGACAGGTAATTTAGATAATATGTCAGAAAAAGAATTAGAATCTAAACTTAAACAAATTCTTGATGATCACAAATCTTTAATTGATGTTAGTCCAGAAGAGACAACAACAGAATCAGAAACAAAACAAATCCCTGCATCTGATTAAAAACATTATTAAACTTTTGGTAAAGTCTTAATACGTTGTTTCTTATTCTTCTTATTAATTCCATATTTTACTCCTTGTGAGTCTGGCCCTTTTACAGGTGGTATAGCATGCCATTTTACATTAGGCATATTTTTAGTTAAAGTTTTATTTTTCATTATTCCATGATACCAACATTAGAACTACAATTCCATATATTGCTACCACAAAACCAAGAGATAAAGATATAATCAAACAACTTTTCCTTTGTTGGGTCCTTTTTTTATTCTGTATTTATGTGTACCTGTGCCGTTGATATCAACTTCTTCTCTCATAACTTGATTAAGAAATATTCTATTCCAACCATTTTTATATGCTTCATTAGATGGTCTTGATTTACCATCATATTTTTTACCTTTTTCTCTAATCATAAGATGAGTCTCCTGTAATTACGATTGAATATTTGTAAGCTAGTCTTGATAACAAATCCCACTTACCTTCATCTTTACATCTTTTTAAAATACAATTTAGTCTAAATGTAAATGCTGTTTTTCTCTTCATATTTTTATCTTCTCCAGTTTTGATATTATACATTTTGGAAAAACATTTCTATCAGAAAATACAGCAGCTTCAGAATCATAAGAGGCAAATGTCCACACATGTTTATTATCCTTTGCAAACACATAAGCTTGTGTAATCATCTTTGCAGGTGTTAAAGACTTCATTTCAGCCGCATCTGCATGACCCGAATCTCCGCACGGATCGCTCCACACTATTTTATAAAAGTAATATCTTTTATTACCTATGGTTGCATGTTTGTATTTTGACTTCTTACGTTTTTTAGGCATATCTACTTCTAGCATATTTCTTTACCTAATTCTTCTATAAGAGATATTTTTGGGCAAAAATGTTTTTTTTGAAAACAAAAAACTTCCCGCGCGGGGGATACCAACTCTACTTATGTGACATATATAGCACACAACTGTACTAAAAATTACGTAAAGTGTGCCACGACAGAAATGCAAAAAAGTCAATAAAATCACCATTTGTGCCACGCTGTGCCACCGAAAAAAGTTGCTCTGGCACAGCTACTATTCGCTTATACCAACACTTATAGCCCAAAAACACCCCTGTGCCACGTGTGCCACGTACTTTTTTTTGTTTCGAAAAAAAAAAAATGCTCCAGAATTTCTCTTATGGTGGCACACTACCTTATTTATGCCATAGTTTATGTCTGTTTAAAGGTTGTTGACTGTAAATATGTCAGTTTTTTGTCTTGTTTAAGGACTACACGCCAAGCTGCTGAACTATTTGCCTTACCTATTAATCTGCTTTCTTGAAGTTCTATCTTACCAATCTCACTCAATCCACCTTTTTCATTCTCCATATAAATAAAACAATCAGATATGGCAGTGCCTTTGTTTCCATCGGTAAATTTACTTAAAATTTGTTGTAAGTCTCTTAATCTCAAACTCATTAGTCTTTTCCTTTCATTTCTTCATAGTATTCATCTATCTTTTTTAAAAACTCATGCATATACTTTTTCATCTCAAGTCCTTGTATAATAAATTCTTGATAGTAATTATCTTTACTACACATCATAATGACACCTTTTGATATATTTGTTCTGTAAACAAAATTATGTGCCATAGTATAAGCTGCTAATTGTACACAATAGTCTTCAATCCATTCTCTTTTCTTTGGTTTATTAGTTTGTTTAAAGTCAATAATAGCAGGTTCATTTTTATGTAATCCCACTAAATCGGTTTGTCCTGCATATAGTCCGGGGTAGTATAAAGTCACTTCTGATCCAAAATACTCACTCACATTTGATAAACCTTGTTCAATAACTCTTTGTGCCATATTGTGTGCTTCCTGACCCACTGTTGTCATGTCCATATAACCTTCTCCTAGGATATACTTCTCTAGAATCTTATGCATTGCTGTGCCTCTAGCACCCGATTTTTCCACGATCCGCGTTGCATTGGCCTCTCCCTCCCTTTTTCTCCAAGCGGCTAATTTTTCGCGCTTCTCGGCCGATTGTGTGGCATTCAATATTGTCGTCACACTGGGCAGTTTATATTTACCACTATCAATGTCATAGACCCGTTTGCCGTCGACGGTGGATCTTACGCATTTAGGATAGATGTATTGATTATTGTGTTTCATATTCTTTATATTTTTTTTATATCTTCCACAGAGTTGATTTGATTTAATTTATTATTTTCTATTTCATACAAAGGAGCTTGCGTTATGAAAGTTGTACCATCCGTTCGTTTTCTTTCACTACCTTTATCAAAAAAAGAAGCCTTCTTTAAAAAGTCATCTTTAGATAACCAACCACAAATTTGTACATTACCCGTTTTTTTATTGATACTATTAAAGAGCAGTACATCGTTCTCTCTATCTTTTTGATAGCCAACAAAGTTATGGACGTAAAAGTCGCGCATATCAACGTTTCTAGCCATAGTCTTTACATCAACTTTTTTATTATTTATTTTTAAATCCTCGATCAACGATCCGCTATTATAGTTGGGTAGATCTCTATCCAATGCTACGTGAATCATACACTCACCCACAATACCCGTGTATTGACGTATCTTGTTCCCATTGAAGCCAGCAGATCTCATTCCAAAGTTTTTAATACTAACTTGTTCGTTAGCGTAGCCTCGAATTTGATCTGTTAATTGTAAATTTAACATTATTTTTCTCCTTTAAAAAAATTTTTTAAATGTTTTATAAAGTCGTTATCTAAATTTTTATTCATCACTTCTTCCGGTACATCCGCATTCCGATACTCTTCCTCTTTCGTCATCGGCACTCGTTTACCTTGTAGTTTAATTTGTTCCTTATACTCTTCTTCCATTTCTTTAGCTTCCTTATCAGTTACCATTTTTACCCCCTGCTATAATTTTTTTTATAATGGTTGTTGTCGGATCAAGTAAATCATTTGGATCTAAATGTTTACAACCCGACACCAACAAAAACAATGTTATCATTAATAAAATCTTCAAATGACACCTTTCGCTCGAAGCTCATTAGGTTCAAACTGATCCTCGATCCATAGTTCACCTGTCCGATTGCAATCATCACATTGTGCATGTGTTTCTTCTTCCGTTAAATGATAAGGTACACGGTAAAAACCATTACCTTTACATGTTGGACAGAATATTTTAGTCCGCTTTTCCATTTTTGTATCCATGTTTTTTAGCCTTTTCGTTAATCATACTTTCAATAACTTTACTTATACTCAAATCAGTACCTTGTACTATTTTATCTCGCAAGTATTGCGCTTTTTTCCAAGCCGCGATCGGCACGGATACAGATTTATGTATTTTGGGATTTGCCATTTTTATCTCCTTTCTTTTGTGCAATGTAAAGATAAACAATATCAGTTTTATCTACGATCTCTTCTCTTCCACTTACCTTTTGTTGAAAAAGATTGACATGAGTTTTTTCCTTATCCAATACCCATTGACCAAACTTTCTTAACTCAAAATTTTTAGTTATATCTTCTCCTAAAAACCCTACGTAGTAAATGATACATTCTCCAGGTTTTGCTAGACTCATCCACTCCGCCATGGATTCTTTTGTTTGCGGTTTATAGTCTTCTATATTGACCATTATTTTTTCTCCTTACCTTTTATTATTGTTGATATAAAGTTACCTTTCTTGTTGGTATACTCTACGTGATATTCTTTCTTATGATCAAGTTTAGCTTTTAACTTTTTAAAAGACATAGCTTCCATTTCTTCTGAAGCTCCTACATCTTTACCTACTTCGTTGGTTTTTTCATCTACAATGTCTTTGCCTAACTCTCT